AAGATACTAGCAGTCGTAATAGAAGCAGACCCCACTGTGGCGTCTACTGACAAGGAGCCATAGAATAACTCTACGCTAGTCTGCGTGATTGAACCGCCATTTATATTCGGACCCCACTTTGGCTGGGCTCGAATGGCATTGTGCTGTGTACAGGTTCTTGAGCCACCATCAGCATAGGTCTTATATTGATCAAGAAACAAATAGAGTGGGCCAACGGTATTTGTTGCGACTTCTACTGCTACTGCAGCATTGATGAGAAGCTGCGCGGCGAAAAGAAAGCCAGTATCCTCGAAACGCATTGTATGCTGGAAATTTATACCCCCGACAGCCTGATCGTTACCAAGGCCGCCGCCACCCGGTATGTTTGTCGTGATCGTTCGCCCGGAAGAACTGAAGAATGCAGAAGCTGAGGGGCCTGTATCTGTCGTGATGGTGAAATCATCAGGCCACAATTCAATGGCCATCTTGCCAGTAACATCTGGCTGTGAGAATTTCAGCAGCCTCCGACTTCCGTGCCCCATACTCAACGAACCATCACCAACTGCTCGAAGGATGTCGAGGCTGCTCGCATCGCGGACAGCAAAGATGTCCCCCACGCCAGACGCCAGATCAATTGTCAATGGAGCGCCAGCGGCTATTGTGAGCTGTGGGACCGCTGTCGCTGCGTCATAGACGGTCTGCAGCGTCTCTACGGTGGGGGTTACCCATGTCGGTATCCCAGCGACTACTTCCAGCGCATCGCCGACACTTCCTACGGGAAGGCGGGCAGTTGCTCCTGCGATCTGTATCACCATGTCTCCATCAGTGCTCAATGGATCAACATATCCACCGCCTGTTCCCGAGCCGCCTCCGACGGGCGTTACAGCCGCGCCTGATGAGATGAATCGGGGCCGTGGGGTGGCCCGACCGGGGATATTGAACGGCACTCTACTTCACTCCTCGCGGTTTGCGGCGCCAGATTCTGCTGGCTATCCGCTTGCGGTTTGCTATATGCTTCTCAAGGCCCAGCGTTACTGATCTTCCGGGCACTTCTTTCATCCACGATTTGATCTCCTTGTCCATCTCCTTCTTCCGATGTCGCTCGACTCCCTTGTTGGTCTCGATCTTCACTCGATCCTCGAAGAAGCTCGCGGCCATCTGTATCGTCTCTATTCGGTCATCATGCGCTAGAGCGCCCCTGTTCCGAGTCATTCGCGTGAGCTGATAGAGGAGGGAATATATGGTGGTTCCCTTCGCCTGAGCCTCTCTGGTATCATTCTCGATCACTTCTCGGGAGAAGATAAGCCGATGAGAGCCCATCAAGGGCTCCAACACGTCGCATATGCGGCGTTCCTTCTGCGCATGGCCCGCAACCGGGTCATGTACCGCGGCTTTGCAGCCCGCGGCCCGCAGTTTGGGCATCAGAAGGGCTGTGAACATGCCGCCGCCATAGTTGGCCTCGGCCACAACGTCATGGACTCCCCAAAAGACGGCACGTTCTGCGAGGCCCTGAAGGGTGCTCTCAGCGAAGCCATCCTGAAATCCGCCGACCTCCATCACGAACAGATACCCATATAGGGCCTTCATGACGGTATAGGCGGTCTCATCCTTGCCCTTACCCGAAGGATCAATGACCATGACCGTTCCAGTGTACTTAGTCATGTCATTAGAGCGCCAGACCGGGTGATAACAGCGATCTCCCTCGAAACCGAGAGGGCTGTCGTGCATCACAGACTCAGACTGGTTGCCCCACACATACTTCACATGGGCCATCTCATGGTCGAGAGAGTCGACGATTAGATTCCGCAGCTTCAACGGGTGCTGTTCGGCCGAGGCGGCCTGTGTGTTGAGCATGAATTGCAGCTGAAAGCCAGCGCGTCCATATTCCAGCTCACGCCCCGATAGCTCGTGTTCATCGAACCGCGGCACAGCGTGGCCCTGTTGGTCTATGACCGTGGGCTCAGTGGGAGTGCCCACGAGAACATCGGGGTCATCTATCATCCGCTGGATCATGGGAGCCAGAGCACAACGCATTTCGCGGTTGCGCCCACGGGTGTCACCAAATTCCAGACGGTCTTCTCTGTTCTCTAAGACGGTGAATTCCTTCATCCATTCATCTCGTGACCCGGGAACCCGGGCGGGCCAAATCTGGAGATCATAGCCCAGCCGTGGCAGCTCATTATAGAGCGTATCCTCAAGCTGTGGCGTACCAAGATACTTGATCTTGCCATGCGGCTTCAGGACGGACCGAAACTCCTTGACACGATTCCGCGTGTCTTCGCGCATGTGCTGTGTCAGTGAGTTGGTCGGTACTTCAATGTCGTCGGGAACAATAAGGTCGGCCCGCGAGCCGGTCAGCTGGCCCTTCAGTCCGACAGACTTGACGGATGGAGAGGGATCAAACTGACAGCCCCGCACGTCAAACTTATCGTTCGCCCATCGCCTGCCCCCTGCTAGATGCTGTAACACATCCACTTCCTCCAACATCCCCTTGATGAACAAGGAGAGGCCATCTGCATGGCCCTGAGAAGCGGAGACAAGCATGATTTTCATTTCAGGGTTCCAGAGGAGCGACCAGCCGACATAGGCTCCAGTGAGCCATGTCTTGGCCGCTCCACGGAACGCTTGGATCATACTGAAATCCGGCCCGTGTTGCAGGTAGTGCGCCATATTGAGCTGTAGCGCGGTCGGCTTGGGCAGACCAAGATGACGCCAGAGCATTCCCACGAATACGCGGAAATCCACCAGCCCCATCCGGGTCAGTTCCTCCTTGTTTACAGCCACGAGTCTTCCTCGGATTCCGCGAGCTCTACCGCGGTGAGTCCGGTCTCGACTTTGCGTTCTACTGGTATGGTGGTGAGATCGGCGTTGAAGCCGTTCTGCTGGAGCATCTTACCGATGTGTCCCCGAGAAGTGTCGGTGATCATCGATTCTCCAGTCTGCATGTATGCTTCGAGATCTCTGAGATAGAGCTCTTCGATTCGGGCGAGCGCAGCGGCATTACGCCGGATGCGCTCCTGTTCTTTCTGGTTCATTATCTGAGTACCGCCAGAGCTATTGTGAGAAGTAAGGCACCCAAAGCTGCGATCCCTTTTGCCCATGCCCGAGACTGCTTGAGAGAGTCGATGTCATTCTGTTGAGCCTTCGTATCTCCCTTCATCTCCTTGATGTCTTGCGCCATCAGCATCGTCCTCTCGTCAATTCGTGCTACCGTCGATGCTACGGTGTCGTTTGGTGCTATCGGTGCTGTCATGGAGATGATTGCCGCCGGGTAAAGGATTCTTGGAGTGCGTCTGTCGCGGGGCGTCCGCCAAACCGGCCGACAGAACGTAGGATCTTCTCCTGCATGTCGGCTTGGGCCAGATCCGGGAATGCTCCCAGCATCTGTACTTCCGCGAGATCTTGATATTGCTGGATGATGGCTGCCGCGGCCTCATAGCGAGGCCCTCCGGGGAAGTCCTCGGAGCCGGGCGGCATGCGTGCCCACGCCGTGCTGTGGATCAATCTGCTGAGGGCAGACTTCAGAGAAGGCGTATTGGCGCTGGGGTGGGCCGTCTTCTCCTGCCAGAATTCGTAAGGAGACATGCCGTTTACCTTACCAAACCTGTTGGTGTCTCTGAGATCGAGACGCCCGTCATATTTCAGATGGTCTGGCAGCGCCATATTCTTGCCGAGTCTATAGAGAGAGAGGGCCAGAGCATTGTCCTTTGTCGGGCCGACCTGTGTGAACGGGTTGAAAGTCCGGTCGAAGCTGCCAGCGGCCTTGAACACGGGCTCGCGGAAGATGTTTCGCCGGGCGGGCAGGTTGTCTGACAGTCCGGGAGTCAGCTTCATCAGATTCTGTACGAAGCCGTCTGCTTCCCGCATCTGATCATCGAATCCGGTAAACTGTGAAACAGCCACAGGGACCGCCATGGTCGCAGCGACTCTCTCAGTGAAATCCACCATTGCATGAGGATCTCCGTCAAACAACACATTCATCATCTCACCTGCATTGCCAATCCATGAGTTGTCAGACACATAATTCAGCAGTGAGGCGGTGACGCCCATCATTGCTTCATTGATGGTTTCGCCGTCCTTGATCGAGCCTGAGGCCTGCCATATATCCGCCACCATGGCCATCGGTCCAAAGAGCGAAGACAGGCGGTTGTAGTTGACCAGAGTGTTGCCCATTCTGATCGTATAGGGGCGAAAGCCAGCGTCCATCCACCGTTTCCTAACAGCCGGGTTCTGCGGACCACCGCCAGTGATCCTGCCAGCAGCCGCCAAGAGCCCCGCGGTTCCAGTCAGCGCGGCCGCTGTGGCCAGTCGACCTTGCGCCGACGCCGCCCGGGCGCCACCAGCAAGAAAGTCTGCTTGCAGCGACTTGACAGAAAGAGCGGCCAGCGGAGATCGCATAACGATGTTCTTCATGACGTTGTGCGGTGTCCGGAGGAAGGGGATGAACAGCTGTCCCGCGGTTCCTAGCGCGTCGTCTCCCTGTATAAGACTCGCGATTCTCTTCACTTTTGGCCCGAGATCGTCGGTAAACGTCGCATTTCGCGCATATTCCAAGGCGTCTGTATTCAGACCGTGGCCGTCGGCGGCGATGCTGGCATCGAGATCATCGGCCATTCGACGGGCTGAAGTTGCCGCATCAAGGCCTTCTCTTGCAGAAGACAAAAGAGATCTGGAGCGAATCCTCGCTCGATAATTCAAGACCTTGAAGAATTCGTCGGAGGCAGTCAGGAAATCCATGGGGATGTTCATGAACGAGAGCATGCCACCAAACCGTCCGGCGTCGATCTCTCTGGTCATGAAGGCAGGATCAAGAGCCCCCTGTTTGACTTTCAGTGCTCTGCCCACAGCTCTCCACGCATCACCCTGTTCGGTGAGAAGAGCATAGAGTGCATGGGCGCCTTGCCGAAGAGAGCCGGGCTCATTCTTCAGCACGCCGCCAATCATCAGCTCAGCGGGCAGCAGCGCCGTCTGGATGCCGGTAGAGATGGTATTCACGGCCTGTGTAGAGAAGCCTGACAGCATGCCAGACAGTCTCCATCTGATCAATGTGCTTCTGATTCCGGGGCGGTCTGAGCCTACCATGGCCTCCAGCTTTGTAGCCTTGAGAGATGTGAGTATTCCCCGAGGGTCACCATCAGCTAATGCTACAAAGCGGCCCAAGCGCTGGATCTCGTTCTTAGACAGATTTCTCACAGAACGCGGTCCGGGAGAGACACCCGCATCGAGACGCTGGAAAGCGCTCCGGGGTATCTTCAGCTGTGCCCCCTCTTCGACCCCCGCGGCAGCCGCTGCAGAAGCCTTCGGTGCGGCCTCTGGGACAGGAGAAACGGCTTGCGCGGTCTCCTTGGCTGCATTGGGATTCGGCCCGTCGAGCGGTCCCGGCGTCGGCGCGTCGAGATTTGCATGCGTGCCCTGTACATCGGGATTGCGTGGGCGTCCGCCCTTGAACAGCCGATTCGATCTATCCAGCCAAACGGCGGGTCTGCCGGTTACCAGCTCTTCGACATGAACCATCTGATCCATGGCCCGAGCCATCTGAACATAGGTCAGATCGCTGGCTCCCTGAGTGATCCTGATGGAATATCTCGCTACGTCTTGGCCGAGAGACTGAAGCACCAGTCCAGCTGCGCGACGTAGCGCTACCGGATCGATGTCTGCGAAGTCTTCGACCGCGGACAGGCCAGAAGTGCCGCTGCCCTTGAACAGGCCCAGCGCATCATTAGCTCTCAGAGTCATTATCTTGCGACTGCCTTTGCCAGCAGACTCTAGGATGTGTGCCAGAGAAGCGATCTGCTTGCCTATGGCTTTCTTGTTGGCCCCGAGGTTGGTTCGATTGGTCTTGATCCACGCCTGTTCCAGCCGTCGGATGGTCTGACCAGAGCGGTTTGTCCGATAGGCCGTTGCCAGATCTTCCGCCGCCTTGGTGGAGGCCTCTGAGAAGCCACCCATCGGTATAGCATTCTGGATCTTGCCATCGGCCATGGCCAGCGCCTCATTCGCGGCATCGCCTCTTGAAGCAAAGACTTCTTGTCTCAGGCGTGTCGTCGGGATAGACGCGGGCTTGCCGGACTTAAGCCGGAAGCCGACAATCTCGTTCGCCGTGGGGAATTCCGCGGACAACTCGGTCCCGATGATGCTCAGCTTATCTCGTCCGACCGCACCTTGGAAGGCGGGGTCTATTGGCAGGTCGCCACTCAGGCCACCGGCGCGCCGGATCATTCGGGCGCTGCCCGGAGAGACCTGTTGGAAACCGAAGCCCTCATAGAATTTGACCAGCTGCTCCTTGGTCAGGGTGTTGTCACCAAACGGAGAAGCATTCAGTTCTATGTTTACGCCGTGTTGATCCGCGGCTGCCACGATCTTATTCATGGCTCGCGTCCCAGCACCCTCGCCCGGCTTCAGCGCCTGAAGAGTCCTGAGTTTTACAATGTCCTCACCTTCGAGAGAAAACTCGATCTTGGCGCCATCGACGATGGTCTCGCCGTTCTCACCCACTTTGAACTCGTCGCTAAATGCGCGAGCTGCTGGACTCGGCCTTCCTCGCTCTGCCCGAGGTGCAAAGTCTTGGACCGGCTGCTGATCCTTTACGACTTGGATTCGTCCAGTCTCAGGATCGAGCTTGCCCATAGATTCGACAACGATCTGGTCATTCTCCAGCCGTGCGCGGATTCCTCCCTTGCCTTGTGGAGTATCGAATTCAAAGAGGCGGAGCTCATCGCCGCGGAGACCCGCGTCGGCTCCCGCCATCGCTTCTGCCTTGACTTCTGTCAATACTGGCTTGGTGTCACCCGCCCCACGAGACAGCCGAGCGCCGCCGCTGGGGAGATCTATGACCTCAGGAGTCTGTGGCGCTTTGAAGCCCGCTACCTCTTCGGCAGCCGCGGCCAGATTACCGCGTGCAGCGGCCCGCCAAACCTTAGCGCCAGCAGCCAGCGTGGCTATGGTGCCCCCGAGCAACAAACCTTCGAGAGAATTCTTGAAGCGCCCTTCTGCTTCCCCGTCACCCGGCTTTGCCGCGAGAAAGTCAAACAGAGGATTCTGGAGCCATGATGGCCCATTCTGTACCAGATTAGAGAGCCGGTCGGTGACAGGATCTAAGAAGATCGCATCGGCCACAGCGCCCTGTGTGAGTCCCCGAGCTAAGGTGGAAAACTTCTTGAGCTTCAAGAGTTTGCCGACCCCGAGAAGACCAACTCCAATTTGTACGATGCCCTCAGTGAGAGAGCCGGTAACCGAAGTGGGTGCGGTGATCGCATCCTTGCCGATATGCAACGGATTCCGATCATCAGAGCTTTGAGACCACCAGTCTAGGAAGTCCTGTCCTCCGAAGAATTCTCCGGCTCCAGTGATCTTCGCCGCGCCGCCGCCGATGCTGGTGGCAACATCTCCCAGCTCGTCTACAGCGCCGATGACTCCCCGCACGCCACCACGCCGAATTTGGGCGTTGAAGTCGCTGAAGGGATTCAAGGCATCGATAAACATCCTTCCGAGGCCGGCACGCTCTTGCGGGTCAGACCGAAGGGCCTGAGACGGTCCTGTCAGGGAAACACCCTGCGGATTGGTGGCGCGAGCGCTGTCTGCTGCGAGAAAGCTCTTCCGCTCACGGCGAGCTGCTCTCAGGCGCTGCGTTCTACTCTGATCTTGCACATTATCCTCACAAGGATAGATGGGGGACTATTGTCAGTTAACGTCCTAGTCCTTTGCGGACGTTGTTGGCTTCTTGTGTGCGGAGCATCTCTTCCTTCAGCTTGTCTACCTGCTTGCGAAAGCTGGAGTCATTGATCTTGACGCCGTTCCGAATGAGCTGCGACTGCAGCCCGGTGAGATAGGTCAGCGGATCACTCGCTGCCTGTTCTGAGACAGACCGCCCCGGTGTGGCGAAGAAAGCATCGAGCCCGTCTGAAATGAAACTCCCCTGTGTCTGAGGGTCCATCTCAAGCTCTACCTCTGCAACCCACTGAGCGAGAGTGTCGGTATTGGTGATGTAGGTATTGTCCTCATACTGTTGAGTGGCGAAGGTGGCCTCTTGCTGCCGGGCCTGATCCTCGATCAACAGTCGTTCTGTGGGACTCATGAACTGATGCTGCATCGCCACAAGCGCATTGGACTTCCAATCCACAAACTCCGGTGACGTTATGGTCGCGTCTGGATTCGCCGTTATGAATTGCTGAAAAGAGTCTCGCAAGACAGGCGTAGCATCAATGGTTCGACGGGTGGTAATGGCGCTGGGAGAGAAACCCCCCATTGCCATATCCAGCTCTCTTGCTGCCTGTGCCCACATGCGCCCCTGAGGAGCCTGTGAAGCATTATCGTTCTGTATCTGCCGAAGCTGGCCCCTAAGAAAGCTCGCGTCTCTTGGATTCAATTGACCCACATTGATCTGGCGAGAAATGTCTCTCATACTGGTCTGTCCGCCCTGAAGGATGTCGGTCCAGAGCGAATTTTTCAGATCAATATTGCTCTCATAGTCAAGAGCTTTAGCATTCTGCAGATTCGTTGCCAGCCGCACCAATTCGCCCGTGAAATCGGGACTAAACGTCCCCGGATCAGCTTGGGCTATCTGGTCGATGACGCTCGTGAGGTCTACTCGGCCATCTTTCTCAAACTGTTCAAACACTCCTTGTCTAACTTCACTCTCTGCGGTTCTCTGTTTGTTGAGGAGCGACAGTTGCTGGTCGGCATTCATGCTCTGATTGAACGAGGCTCGCCGCTGTGCGGCTTTCAGGATGGCATCGGAATGACGCGGAACCGAAAAGAGACTGTTTGTCCCTGACTTGATTCCGCGGAGGATGTCTTTGCCTTGCTCGCCGGTCAGCGTGCCGTCGTCGATTCCAGAGACAACCGCCCGAACCAGCGCATCATTCATCTTGGTTCTATCTTGTGCCGTCGCGGTTCTCCCGAGGGTCTCCAGCCATGAATCTGACTGTGCCTTCAAGCCTTCAGAGATATTCTGAACATAGACCTTTGCCGGTACGTTGGCCTCAGCATTGATGATCACACCACGATAGGCGGTGGCGAGAGCCTCGTCGCCCTTCTTCGTAATGTTGCTCGCTACCATGGTGGCATGTTTCTGCCGCATGGAGTTGAGATATTGATCGGCCCGCTCCGCGAACCCGTCGCTCAAGGCGGCGTTGTCGGGAACTGGATTGTCTGCGTTGAATTTCGCAGCGAAGTCTGCCGCAAACGTGTCGAAGTCAGACTCACTGACACTATCTTGTAGTCCAGCTTCGGCAGCAGCGACGGTCAACTCAGCGCCAAACTTGTCGGCTCTCGCCTGTCCCAGCATGGCGAACACTCCATCCCTGAAGAATGGATTGTCGCCGCGGCTTATGATGCCGTCATTGACTAGCGCTTCTATCGTGTTCTTGCCTTCTGCGATAGCAGCGGCTGCTTGGGCTCTGCCTTTCTCTTCTTGCGCCTTGGCGGCCTGCTGGGTCCGCTGGACTGTCGTCACAGTAACCTTCTGGCCGAACTCTTTGAGAGATTGCGCCAGCTTGAGCGTCTTAGAAACATCAGGTGAGGCGAGCCGGGGAGCGCTGGCTGTGGCTACAGGCGTGAGGGGCTGTGGCCCCAGCTTGTTAGAAAATCCGTTGTTTGCCATGATCGTTATTATCCTCCCCTTGGCTTAGGCAGGGCAGCAAAAGCATTGGCAGTATCCAAAGCGATGCTTGAGAAATCCAGAAGATCCTGTAATGGTCCGCCGCCCTGTCCGGCTCTCGCAGCTTGCAGTGCCGAGCTAAACTCTGAACGAGCCGCTCGCCGCTGTGTTTCTAGCTGTCGCCGGACTTCCCGAAGCTGGAGATTGATCGAACCAAGAAATTCTTGGCCGCCCTGAAACACGTCTTGCACCTGTGTGGCCGACCCGACTCCCCGAGAGGCCCCGGCCGCCTTAGCGCGGGCCGCCTGAACGACAGTCTGTCGCCGTCCTTGCCTGCGGGCTTGTGCTGCGCTGATGAGCTCTTGACGCTGGCGTGTCGCCAGCCCCGAGAGCTGGGCGGTGAGACGAACCAAGGCATTCTGTTCGAGTAGCTTGGCTCTGTCTCTTTCCGCCTTATTGCCGCTGAAGATGCCAGCTACCTTGGAAAGGGCGCCGACTCCTATGGCAACAGCAGGAAGTACAGGAAGCGGCATTTAGCTGGATCTCCTTGTTCTGTTGTAATACATCCCTTCCCAATCGAAACCTGCGATTTTGAAAGAGACTGCGGTGTCACTTCTGATGGTGATTGTGGTTTCGGTGTTTCGTCCGCCGACCACAACATGCATGTATTCTGCATCCAGAGACCGTCTCTCCACCAAGTCTTGAGTAAAGAGCAGCGATCCGATGACCTGTACATCAGCCGACAGAGCCGATGTATCCTGAATGCCGATCTGTAGATTGTTGATATAGGTATTGCCTCGAATCTCCGGCTGTCCCGCGAATGGTCCGAAGTCTTTCTTGTGAAAGAGCGGAGACAACACGATACGAGACTTCACTGGCAATCCGATATAGACGTTTATGCCTGTCTTATCGTCAGTTGGCCAAGTGACCGTGCCATCACCATTGTCAACCAAGATAACCTCTTCACCAGTGTTCGGATCAATTCCGATGATGATGGGGAAGCTGCCATTGATCGGTACTGTATAGGTAGTACCGGGAGTGGCATTGCCAGAGGAATAGCTGAAGTTGTCGAGATAGGCAGTCTGGAAAACGGTAGCAGACGGCTTACACCCATAATAGGTATATAGTGCCGTTCTGTAGGCCGTCTTCCATAGAGCCACAAGGGTTCCGGTATAGAGAGTTACCTCGTTTGCGCCCGTCACGGCATCAGCCGCAAAGACTGTCAAGATGTCTCCGGCAACACGCATGCCGTAGCGAGCAGGCACTGTGATGTCTCCAGTGGCATGCGCACGGCTCGCAGAAACTGTTATGATCCCGCCCACAGCATCTGCTGTAGGAAAGTTGGTAGTTTCTGTCGCGCCTGTAGCTGTGGCGGCATCGACGGCTATTGAAACATTGGTCGAAGAAATATCTGCGACTCTGAGCCGAAGACCGGCTTCAAGATCCGCTGTAGCTGCAAGACAATGAACCATGAGCTCATTGTTATTGTTCTGATTGGCAGACCAGCTGAAGTCTGCAAAGACCTCCAGATCTGTTCCGCCTCCTGCAAGATATGTGTCGGCAGCATTTATGCGGATCTGTGGGATGCCCGCAGATGCGGCATTGTTTGCCCGTAGTCTGTCTAACGGTCCATCGATATAGATGCCGCCCGAGCCGATGAGATCTTGTGCAGCATTGATCAGCCAGCCCACCCCGCCCGGCGAAGTGTCGGGAGTGTGAGCAGATACTTTGGCATTGGCTGCTTCTGTGAAGGTGTCCAGAGCTCGCAGACTCAGCGAGGTCGGATTGAATACTGGCGGCGTGAGGTCGTTGCTCTGAACCTGACCGTCAACAGTGAGATCTGATAGTTCCCAAACGTCAAGCACTTCGAGAGTGACCGTGCCATCGTCGCGCTCAAAGATGAGCGAAACCTCATTATCGATGGAGCCTATTCCGAGAATGTTCGTCACCCCATCGAAACTCCACTCATGCCACCCCGCCATGAGATTCTTCTCATCAACGCGGAGATGCGAATAGACGTAGAGCTTATCGGGATTTGTATCGGTAAGGACCAACACAATTTCAGGATCACTTACTGCAAGGAGGCCCCGAGCCGCACCCGGCATGAACCGAGGCACCTTTATCGACAGTCGGTCAGCTTCCGCTGATGTGGCGTCGTTCGAGGTCGGCCTATATCTCCAGAGTTGTACAAACTCTTTTCCTTCTGAAAGGAAATAGACTGCCCGCTCTGAGGAGACCGGCTTGACCTTGCGGGTGTTGACATAGGAAGTGGTAGCTTCCCGACGCACAGTGTTGGGGCTGAGGAACGGCTCGCCGTTTACGACAAACTGTCCCAGCTCGCTCCACGTCAGCAGCGTCTCATTCCACTCGAAAGCAGAGTGAAGGCTGGAGGTCTTCGAGCCCGAGAGTGACACGTCGATGCGATCACTGTCGAGCACGTCGATGGTGGAAGTGCGAAAGAAGTTGAAGAACGAGTCTACTTCGCTCATCGCGACGTTCTCGTCTGAGAGGAAGATGAGGCGGTTCTTCAGGAAGGCCACTTCGTTGATCTTCTCATCATCAAACGAGGGCCACTTGTTGGTATCTTCGGTGCCGACAGTTCTCTTGGCCCAATCTGCTTGTCGGCAGGAGAAGGTCTGAGAAGCATTCTTCACATCAGCATTGTCACCATTCGACCACAGATCATTCACGCCGCCGCTTAGAGCGCCATGAGTAATGACGGTGGTCGCTACGACAGTGACGGTGGCGCTAGATCTGTCGGTAGTGTTGCGTATGGTATCACTGACGCTGACCCCGAGAGTCACAAAGTCTACGCCGCCATTGAAGAGCTGTGTGGTCTCATCAATCGCATTGTCGAAAGTGAATGCTGTCAGGGTAGGTTCGGAGCCGTCGTTGTTCGCTATGGTGATGAAGCCCAGCTGTTTATTTGTGACAGGATCGAGCTTAATCGTCACGGTGACAGCTTTCGGGCCTCCATAGGCTTCGATGACGGTCTTCAGATTCGTCATATATGCTGACTGGTCCCCGCCCGCCACGAAAGTATCCGAGAAAGCAGTACCATTCAGCGTGAAGCTCATGGCTGTGTTCGGAGCATAGTGAGGAGAGAGGGTATTGATCCGGGTCTCATTGACGGTGCTGAACGTCATGCTCAGATCATAGGTCATGATCAAAGCGCCCAAGTTTCCTGCCGCAGAAGACAGCCGGAACCGAAGGTCTGAGTTTGCCGGCACGGAAGAGAGGCTGATCGTCTTATTGAATCTCCGAGCAGCCGGAGCCCAATCAAAAAACGGCAACGTGTCCACCACTACAAAGCCAGCTCCAGTGTCGAGCGCCACTTCGAGGGTATAGCTATCTCCCCCGTAATAGCCACCGGCTGGATCAGTCGGGTCGATACCCGCAGCGATAACCCTAGTTTCATCAAGATTCATCGAGAGATGGAAATTGATGTCTGAGGAATTCGCAGAAGCCAGATTCATGAATCGATCTATAAAGGCCCCCGGTGCCGCTTCCACCTTAGCTTCTGCTGCAGTGGAGGGCGTACCATCGAGGGTCTGTAAGAGTACATCTGAAGAGTCGTTGGCCTGAGCTGCCTGCAAGGTGGCCACAGGAACTTGTGCCTCAATGCCCTCAACGAAGTTGGGATCGAGCGTAAGCTCTAGGGGCAGTGTGGCGGGATCAAGAGCAATGGGGATGTTGTCCGCAGTCGTCTCCCGCCACGTCTTCGTATCAGTGAATTCATAGAACACATCGTCCAGCTTCTTGTCTGGATCTCCTTCGATCTTGATACGAAAGCCGACCGGCGCTTCCGTGGGCAGCTCAGAGATGCTCTGCACTGAACCCTGTATCACACGAGAGCCAAGATTGGCGAGACCGTCGAAGGTCCGCATCCAAAATCTTGCCCCAGCCTGAAGGTTCGGGCCGGGCGTGATGTGAATCACGGAGCCGAAGCGACGGACTGTCAGGAGGTTCTGATTTCCGGTGCCATCGCCCCACTTATCATTGATGGCGGTGGCCAGATTCTTTGCGATCTCGGTGGTATTGATCTCGAATTGGTTTTCTGGCGCCGCGTTTGGTGTCAGATATTCTGCGATAGGCAGCCCTGTAGACTGCTGTCCGAAGGGCGGGCCATAGAATACGATCTGAGCCTGATACAGCGTGGCAAAGTCGCCCTGCTGGATCACGATCAAACCCTCTTCGCCCCGAGTATCAGACAGCTCTGCCGATCTTCCCACCGTTATCTCACGGTTCACAATGACCGTGGTCTGATTGAAGGTCGCCAGCCGGAACGATTCGTTCGGCGTGCCAGTGACGTTCAGATAGCTCTTCCCATCAGGGAAGGTGACTGTGGCCTCCACGCCGGTTACAGCATCGAAGACCTTCAAATCGCCATCCAATACGATCACCCAAAATCGTTCATTCACGTTCTTGTTGATCGGATGGACGAAGGCGCCGCTGAACGGGGTAGCTGACGGAGCGACCTGTGCGACGAAGACCGTCGGGGGTCGCTTCACTACGCCCTCTGCAGGACGCAGCATGCAGTTGACCATCTCCTCGACCTCATTCGCCTCTCGCCGCTGTGGTGCAAGCTGGCTCACACCCCCGAGCAGGTCAGGGATTGATTCCGAGACATAGGACATTTATGCGGTTCCTCCGCGAGGCGCGGCGCTGTCGATCTGACTATTGACCACGAAACGATTACGGCCGTGTGCCAGTCGCGTGTTTGGATTGTTCAGAAAGTTGAGTTTGCGGTTAGGCTTCTGGTCGCGCCGCAATGATCTGCGAGCGAGGTTCTCGTCGAATGCAGTGAATCTGGCCATGTCTGGCGAGCCTACCACTTGCTGAGCGAATCGCCGTGCGGCCCGCTTAGTGATATAGTCCCGCGCCGTCTGCGGCATATCAACGAAATCCACTGCCCATGTTGCGTCGATATAGAGGGCGTCCCGCTCACTGAGCGCGAAGCCGTCCCGACCCAGCCGAGTGTCATAGAAGATCAGCTGTGGCGTCTCATTGGTCGCCGTGCCGGTGGTCCCCGCGCCAGTCGTGGTGACTGGCACCGAGAAAGTATCACTGTCGATCACTGTGATCTTCTGGGTTCCGTCGATGACTGGCGTGGAATCGGTGCCAGCGATGACTACCGACTGTCCGTCGATGTATCCGTGGCCAACTACGGTAACTACTGCCGCCGCTGCCGCGCTGATGTTGGTGATGGCCTGTGGTGCGCCGTCAACCAGCTCATTAGAAGTGGGCGACTGGAGAGCTACAGCAATGTTCTGCATGAAGCCGACGCCGAGAATATTCGCGAAATTTGCTGGTTCCCAACGGAGCAACGAGCGTTGCTTGGTGCTGCTCTGTCCGCGGACAGGAACCTCGAAGACGTTCAGCTCCGTAGTGGTGCCATCTATGTCGTCGATCCAAGTGATCTTCTGAGAAGGTAGCACCTGCACGCCGAATTCACTGTTGAATCTCCACCGCTCCAAGAGTACCTCTCTGGCCACATTGAAAATCACACTCTTTGCCAAGATGGCATCTCGACTTGTGGTGGTAGTGAGGTCGGTTACTGGAGCAACGCCGATAGCTGCGAGCATATCGTTGACCGCCTCCAGCTCTGTGCTGGGAACGATGTTGACTATGAAGTCTGCCATTCGATGCTGTCCTATATGTGATTAGAAGGATGATGTGCTGCGAATTTGGCCCGGAGTCGTGAGCTCCGCGGCGGACACATCCCATGGGGACGTTCCCGCGGCCAAAAAGGAAAAAACCGGCGAGCAAATAGCGTCCCATTTGCTCACCGGAGATATACTACGTAGAGGGTTGCTGCTCCCGCTTACGGGATGAGCAGCTCGACCGAAGACTCGGGCCGCAGGATGCCATGACCGATGGCATACTTCGCCACCAGCAAGGTGCCCTGTCGCCGAATATCATAGCCCATCTCGGTCCGCAGATCGATCAACCTGACCGTACCGGCAGCGGAGGGATGTGAAACGAGCGCAACAGTCTTGGTGAAGTCGCCCTGATAGGCCGTGGGGCCAGTGACGACATTGGTGCTGGGGATGTTGTTCGTCTTCACGACATCCAAGCCAGCGATGCGGAAGATGGTCCCCTGTGCGATGGAGCCCTCGCCAGAGAAGTCGCGATTGATCGCGGTCGCCTGCTGGACGAGGTTGTAATACTGCGCGGGCCGAACGAAGAGAGTCCGTCCGTTGGCGGGGCCGTTGGGGAACCCACCCTGCGGAACATCCTTCTCATCGAGAGCCTGTGACGCGCTGAACGCGCCAGCCAACAGGACAGAACCATCGGTGTCCATGAGGGCGGTGGTGATCTGCGTCCCACCGGACAGGCCGGTGACGGTCGCGGCACTACGAGCAGCCAGAGCCATCACCTGAGCGATGTTTTGGTCGGCAGTCACGGCAAGGGCCTCGCCCATCTGCTTCGAGTAGATCTGCCGGACTTCGTAGTGATTCATGGCCTCGTCGATGAGGGCCACAAAGTGATCGGAGACCAAGAGATCATCGATGCTGATGTTTCTCTCGGCGTGGTTGAGTACCTGACCCGTCAGCTCGACGCCGGGGGTGTGGTAGCTCGCGCTGGACTTACCAGACGCAGGGAACTGAGCCGTTTTTCCGAAACTGATGTTTCGGTTCATGGTCCGCGGGATGAACTGTGTGGTCTCGTTGAACGCTACCAACACCTCACCGCTGAAGACCTTGAGGAACAACGCCTGAGGGTCACCTGCAGCATTGATCTGTCCAATACGCGAGACAGTGGCATTAGCCATTGTATCGTTCCTTTGTTCAGATGCGAGTGCAAAACAAAACACGCATCCTTCCCTTCCGCCTCACTCCACACGAGATTGTCCGTCGTAACGGGTCAAGGATTCGATTGGGGTTGGTCGGATGCTTCCCGCCACGGAGATGTGGCGTAGAAGCGTGGCCGGGGAAAGGAGGGAAACCCGGCCAGCTACCTCCGGCATAACCATAAGGCTATGTCGAAGGGGGGATCTACTGCATCATTCTTTTATCTGTGCTTCAATGCATCGACGATGCCCGGAGAGATCTTCTCTATGGTGCGTCCGCCAATATATCCACCAATGCCCAGCTTCAAGAGCGCCCACATATCAGGAACGATAGTGAGTGCTGTCATGCTGAACAACGGGGAGATGATGTAGTTGAAGAAGATGATACCAACAAAGGTCATCATCGTCATAGGCCGCCAGTTGCGGGCGAGCCATGACTGACTCTGAGCCTCCGCGATGACTACTCTGCTCTGAACCTCTGCGAATTCTGATTCGATCTTCGCGAGGTCGAGCCGTAGCTGGTTGGCGAGGCTATTGATCTCGACCTGCTTTGCCAGCTTCTCTTCGTCTGTGGTGGTGACTTCATCGACAAGACCCGCTAGAGCCTTGATGCCACTGACCACAGTGCCGATAATGGGAAGTCCCATCGTCTCTACTGCGCCGGATATGGCGGAGAGATCGCTATGCGGTCCTCCACCTGCTTACGGAAGGCCGAATCGGTGTAATACTTCTCGTCTTTCTGAGCAGCGAGCTGCTGCGCCAAGCTCTCGAACGGCTTGGTGCCTGCGGGAACCGTCATGGTTGCGCTGGCTCCGGCGACAACATTCTTCGCTGGCACAAGCTCACCATTGGCGGCCTCATAGTGGGCCACAACCAGATTGAAGTTGGCGTCTATGAGCGCCTCGTTTCCAGAGGCAAGGGCGGCTTCATATCCGGCCTTTACGTCAGCGGGGATGGTGGCCCCGCCAATAAACTCATTGACTGCCTTCAGCCCGTCTGCGCCCACCTTCTCAGTGAGACGAGAGATCCGCTGTGCGACGTTGAAGTCTGCGATGGTGCGGAGAGCGGCCTGCTGCTCCGGAGGGAGCTTACTTATCACATCGTCGTCAGCAGTGCTCGCTGGCTTGGGCTTCTGCTCCTGCTGCTGCTGCTGAGTCGATGACTGCTGGCTCAACTCGGTGATCTTAGCCTCTGCCGCGCTGTAGGCGGCCACCATATCCTTGATGGTCGCAAACTTCTCGGGGAGGTCGACGGGGCGAGTCCCGTCTTCCGTCAACTGAACCTGTATGATTTCGTCAGGCATCGCGTCTATCGATCCGTCCGAATTTGGCCCTCGACCACCTTGATGCCCTCAGAGGTCGAGACCGAACGAGGGGGCAGCGCATAGGTGCCGGGACCAAAGACCTGCGACCGACCATCGAGACCGACCACGAGGTTTGGACCTTTGATCTTCTTGGGAGGGCTGTCGTTATTGCGATCAGCCTTTTCGGTATAGGCCTGATTCATCGATCCCTGTGAGAGTGCCTCTGCGGGGATCGCCGGGCCGTGGGTTCCTTCGATTCCTTCTCCTGCCATGTTTGATGCTCCTTATTGTTGAGCGGGTGGGGCTTGTGCTGCTGCTGCGGGTGGGCCGCTCTGCTGTGGCGCTCCCGGCTGCTGATTCTGTGCTTGTGCAGCGATAGTGGGACCAACAGAGGCTTCCGCCATCCGGCGTTTGAACGCCATTTCGTCTTGAGCAGCAATCTCTTCATCAGTGCGGAACAGATCCTTGAGGACCAGACCCAGCTCTGCGCCTCTCAGCGAGATCAGAGTATCGAGTTTGATCTTCTTGGCTGCGGCCTCTTGGCCAACGAGCTCCGCTATCCCCTGAACCAGAACGTCATATTTCTGGAGTTGTGCAAATCTGCCTAGTGCAGGAAGTCCAGTCGTAACCTCGGGGGATACAATTTCCTTAGGCAAGTCGGGAAGTCGGCCTTTCCTCTTGAGGATGGCCATATACCGACGGGCGAGCGGAGTTTGGAGCTCCACCGCCAAACGCGAAAATACCCCACCGAGAGCTTGTTCGAGCTCTTGCGCGATGAGGCGAATTTCCTCGGCTGTTACTCGCTCAGCTTTGCGGATGTTGTCCGAAGTGAGCAAGAAGATTGAAGCCAGACCGCGCTGGATATTCTCCTGCACAGACTTCGCGACCGATAGGTCTGAAGCCTTGTCTACCTTCAAGGTGCCTACATCCTCTTCGCGGCCGTCGATCACATCGCCGTTGTCGGCTTCTGCGACCTCTTCCGCTTGCGTCAGTCCGCCCTCATTGACGAGCCAAAGGACTCGTGCTGAGGCGGCGGCGCCTGTGATGAGGCTATCCTGTAATGACTCGTTTGAATCTAGGTCGCCCTGAAACTCTTCTCCGAGTCCGCGACCATAATTCTCTCCAGCTATGAGCTGCCACGTCAGAGGTATCCAAGCCGGTGAATCGAGTGGCCTAGAGGCGCGAGTGCCCGGAAGCTCTCCGAGGCCCTCCATCTCTTGCCACGAGATCCATCTGTTTTCTTTTCGGATAGTCCGCGTGAAGACATCCACCGAATCTTCGGCGGGCTGCTGCTGGCCGTTGGGCAGGTTGCGCGGCTCTGTGTCCGCTAAGAACCTTTGGATCTCTCGGGGTAGGGTACGGGCCGAGACCGACTGCCGGAGAATGATCTCTAACACGGAGCCCATGGCATCTCGCTGCACCACATATTGGTTTAGGCGGAAGAAGGTTCCCACGCCATCATCGTCAATGTGCAACAGCCCATTCCCGGTGATGATCATGGAGCGCATGGCGTCCACCAGTGGGGCTCTGAGCCCCGACCGTTCCATCTCTATCCGGGTGGTCTGCTCTACGTTGGAGAGGCCTTCCTCTATCTCTCCGCGAGTGTCGTCTGGCAAGTCCTGAAGGTCAAGCGGCGATATACTGAGCTTGAAAAATGGCTGGCCGGGCGGCATGATGGCTAGCGTCAGCTTGTTGGCCAGATTGTTTACGCCGCGGGCTCCGATACTAGACTTCGGAGTCATATATTGCTCCGACGCCGTGCTGGTCCCCTCCTCGAAGGGGATCAGATATGGAATCGTTACCTCGCCCACGAGCCGTCCACGCCAGATATACTGCGAGCGATCCGTCTGGAGCTGTGCATATCTGTCAAAGGCACTGATTCCCAGCTCACCCTGTGCGAGTGTCTCGGGGGTAGTCCCCGCGCCGGGGAAGCTCGTGCTGATGCTCATTTACACCCTCTTTTTGGGTTTTCGACGAAGCTCGCGCTCCAGTCGTGAGATGATGTCTTGCTGTCCCGCGGTATAGGCGACCTGTTCTAAGGTCGTCATCCCCGGCTTATACTCCAGCTTGGGGACTGCCCGGTTCAGCCAGTCGATGGTCTGTTGATTGATGAGGGGCTTCGGCTTTTCTTCGTTGTTCATCGGCATCCTGCCCTTCCTAAGGGTAGAGTTTGTTCGGAAGAGAGACCTAAACCCCTGCCTCATATAGACTTAGAGTCTCTGCGTGACGCAGTATCAAACGCAGGGCCTCAACATAGTTGTGTGCCCGCGGATGATTGTCTGGATCGTCTCGATTCCAAGGTTGATCATAGACAATGGCCGCTCCTTTGAATGCCTTGACATTGTGCAGGCCATCGTCGAGCAATATATCAACCGGGGCGTCGTCCTTCTCTCTTCCCGGAATGAATTCATCACCATTTCGGGCTATGTAGTGGCGCCGGAGACAGTCTATTTTCGCCTCGGCGATGATGGCTTCATCCGGGCCACCTGTGGGACCGCAAGAGGAAACGAAGACTGGTGTGTGGCCCATATTTCTGAGAGCAGTCACAAAGTGTGATGCGAACCAGAAAGGACGAACCTCCTTATAGATGTCAGGAGTTAGAAAGTCATAGATCTTCTCTCCGCACGCTGGCACCGTATGCTGAGAAAACTTCCAGCTCGTAATGTCTTCCCTAATCAGGGCATCATGATACTTCTTGTTGTAGAGCCCTAACCAATGATCTACAAGATTCAACAGAACATCGTCTACATCGAGTCCTACTCTCATGCGCGGAGCCCTCCATGTCGAAATGGACGAGTCTTGTTGAATTCGATCTTCTCAAGAAACGCGGCTTCTAAGTCGATGCCTAGAGTATGACAGAAGTGCAGCAACCTGATGAACAAGTCGGCGCACTCAATGGGGATGCCTTCTGGCTTTCCATCTTTGTGATAGACCAGCGCCGGGCTGCCCCACGGATCGAGTCTGCGATATTCCTCCATGATCTCACTGATCTCAGTCACCATCAGCATGAGCTTCTCAGGAATTTCGTCCTCTTTGAAACTCCACCCCTTTTCGGCATTTATCGCGCCGACCGCTTCCCCCATCTCAGATAGGCTCATCCTCATTGTACCGGCCGATCATCAAAGTGTGAATAGCGCTCATCATTCACCATGTGGGTGAGGAACGCCAGACATGCTACCGCATGGTCGAGATGGCTGAGGCCAGAACCGCCGGATTCAACCGGATCAAGGTCTTCTCCCTCCAGCCATGCCGTCATGTGTCTCAGCAGAGCGCTCGCGGGCTCCGTCCACTTCATCCCACGGCGCCAATTGTTGGGCGCATACTTCGCCGCGCCATAGCCGAGAGCTCTTCCAGCCGCATAAAGCAGAGCTCTGGGGACCAACGCGAGGGGTGGCTTCTCCCGGTAGCTCTGAAACATCGAATTCTTTATGCCATGGCCGTCGATCTTCCCGGAGAAGTCCTCGACCTCTTCAGGAAGCTGTTTGACGTCGGCCATGATTTTCGCATCTTCCTTCATGGCTGCAAAGAGAGATAGCTGCTGATCGATCTCTCTCTTCTTGTCAAGTGAATCTGCAAATTCTCTCATCATCAGATTGTCACCTTTCGTTCCGTCTCCACAGGTGCCCATAGTTTGATTTCCCCCGAATGGATGTTGTAGTCTTCAAAGCGGAGTATACGTGCGAGTTGGGCTTGTAACAACGCATCAGCCTCCGTCTTCTCCTTCTTCAGATACTGTTGGACTACCGCAGTCCACATGTTACTGGCGTTCGCCAAGATCCGCGGCGCCGTTACCTTTCCTACTCCCGGACAGCCGGGATAACCATCACTCGTATCCCCGGTGAGGGTCTGGAGCATGTGGTAATAATCTGCGGTGGCCACATGCTGAGGAGGCGTGAGCTCTTCTTTCATGGTGTTATAGAGCGAAGTGGCGGGGATGGTCTTCATATCCTTGTCCACAGACACGATGTTCTTTTCGCCTTCTATGTTTGGATTGGTGGCTAACCATCCTAACACGTCGTCTCCCTCCAGCCGCGGGAAGTGTACAGTATCCCATTGCTCCGCAATGACGCTCAGGAGCGAGCTGTAACATATCGGTTTGCGCATGCCCAGCCGTCGGCGGTGTGCCTTGTATGCGGGATACATATCTACCCGCCAATTCCGCTGATTGGGATCGGACAGGGCGATGATGATCTTGTCTGCTTCCAATTCACGCTTGAGGCGAATCATCAGAGAATTGAATGATGCGATGGCCATCCCTATATCTGAGTGCAAGGTCATAAGCTGGGGCTTGTTCTCCCAATGGATGACCTCCTCTACCCCGATGCTCTCTTGATAAGCATACAGGTCGCCGTCCACCAAGAGTATCCTACTCATCGAGGATCGTTCCCTGCGCGCCCACCGCATCTCGTGCTGCTTTGTCGGCAAGGAATGCAGCGGTAGCGGCCTTGCGGTAGCGTCTCCAAGCCCTGCCGCTGCGAACGTCTACGCCAGCTTCAATGAGCTTTCGACGCAGAGATCGCTTGGGGTTCCGCCACTTCGCATATTCGTTGTTCTGGTTGTGGCCCCGCGGTCCCTCCGGGTCTCGCCGGGGCGACCGGAGGAACAGAATCGTGTTCGTCAGCTCCTTTTTCTTAGGCACTATATTTCCTCCCTCTGAAGAGCGCCTTGCCGTCCTGAATGCGGACTGGCTCAGCATATCGAGTGCCTTCTTCCAGATCATGGGTGAAGAACCAGAAGCCATTCTGCCACGAGGGGTGACAGTCATATTCGGGGTTCAACGTACCCATGGTGGGACAAGTGAACCACTCCAGCTGCTCGACCACCGACCGGCGGGTCCGCATATCAAACTTGTGTATGTGGCCAGAGATTCCCGAGACACCAAACTTCAGAAACGGATCTCCCTTTACGTCTCCATGATGGCCGTAGAATCCCGGCGCTATTTCTGCGATGGTGCCTGTTGGATGCCACTTGATGGCCAGCCCTTCGAGGTCCAATAACACCGGCCACGTCAGCTCCCGCCTCACGCTGGTGAGATTGAAGAGGACTTGGCTGGTCTTCGCAGCACGCCACAGAGTACGACGGAGCCGCTCTTCATGGTTTCCCTCGAACTGTTGTATGTCGGCGGTGGGAGCCGCCAAGCGCAGCTTCTTGAGGAAGACCCGAGTGATATTGATCTCGTCCTCGAACGTCTCCTTGCGGTTTGGATCTTTCATGAAGTCACTCAGCGCGTAGGCATCCTGTTGGTCGCCCAAGTTGATGATACTTTGTGGCTGATGATCTTCGATGATCTGCAGCATGATGGCAACAGACTGTTCACACATGTAGGGGACGTGCATGTCGCCAAACACGAGCTGGGTATATGTCTTGTCATGTCCCTTCCAGGGCTCTGTCTGCACCGGAGGAAGAGCAATGTCCAGATCAAAGGGACGCACATGGTCTGGTAACACTCCATCCCATATGGTCTGTTTGTTCCGTCTCTTCCACCGACGAAAGCCAGATCGAAGCTGTTCTTCATGGAGCCCATAACGCCAAGCGATTAGCCGCCACGGCATCTGCTCCGATCTAAGCTTTTGAACATTCTCCATCATTGTGTCAGGATAGGTTTCCATTTCTCTCCCTAATAGGTGTGTTGGGATAATTCATGTGTCTCCTCAAGTCACGAGCCAAGTGTTTGGATCGTAGGTCTTGGAGAAAATATGCTGCTGCAGCATATTCAGACACTGTACCAGAGATGTGTCGTGTGTTCATTCTCTCCTCAAATCAATGCGTTTCTGCCCAAGACTGGCCAACCTTGGCCTCGCCGGTAATGGGACAGCGTAAGTTGAATTGTTCACCCGTAAGAGCAATGAGCTCTACTCCGCGGTGGACTAAGAAATCGGTCACTTCTGCATCTCTGCTTGCGATCTGAGTCTCGTCATGAGACCAAGACAGCGGGGACCACCGGCCATCCCATCCGGGAGGACCAAACTTCTCCAGCAACTCCTCATATAGGGCGACGATCCAATACTTCACGAACACGGACCCGCTTCCCTGCAGAAGAGTATTGAGTGCTGAATGAGCAGAACGGCATGAGACCATCCTCCTATCGAGGAGCCTGAACCAGCCCTTCTTGGCTATGCGCTGCAGATCATTGATCAGTTTGCCGATGCCTTTCATCCCTGCTTGAAACTTTGCCCGGCTCCGACGGCCGGTCTTCTCGTCGCCGCCAAGAATCTTGCCGAGCTTTGGATCGCCTGCGCCATAGATGAAAGCATACCACCATGTCTTGAATATGTCACGCTTATCGGTGAACCCTCCCGCCTTCATGCCAGCGGTGTGGGTGTCTCCCTCCTCGACGTAGCGAGCGAATTCTCCGCCATCGAAGCGTGCCGCATAGTGTGCCAGCATGACATTTTCCAAACCGGAGATGTCTATGCCGACCTGTCCCCATCCCGACGGCGGGCCGAACAGTGAACGGCACCGCGATCCATATTTAGGATCTTTGGAGGCGGATGGCACCTGTGACATGTTAGGACTGGAGTGTGTCGCTCGATGGGTGATGGTGCCAGACTGTTTCACCCGTCCATGTATGTGTCCGTCGGCGCCTACCATCTTCATCCATGAAGTCTTCCCGCCCTCTAGCATCGATTTGATCTTCTTGATCTTCGCCCACTCAAGGAGAGGCTCGCGCTCCGGAAATTCCAGTGTCTTGATTATCGGTTCATCAAATTTCGGATTGCCTTTTTCGGTGAATACTGTAGGCTCCCACCCATACTTCCGGTTGAGGGCTGCGATAACATGTTGATCACTGCCCGGGTTGAAGTCTACCACCTTTATCTTGCAGTATTCGGCGCCTTTGGTAATGAGCCCATCTTTCCGATTCATGGTACGCTTCGGTATCAGATTCTTGCCGTTGCGCTGGACCGTCAATCGGCCGAAGGAGTCTCGCAATGCTTTCGCCACCGGCTCTAACTCTTGCTCCAATTCTATGCTCAACTGTTGAGCTTTCTTCACATCGAAGGGGAATCCATTGATCTGTTGATGATGCAGATACTCAGCCAATCGCATCTCCATGCGAGCCGCCGACTCGACGAACCCCACAGAGTAGATGTAGCGCCAGAGGTGGCATAGAACACCAACGTCACCCTCGCAATAAGTCTGCATCTCCTCATTCCACTCTTCCCATCCCCCTTCATATTCTATCTTGTGATACCCTAGTCGGTATCCCCACGCTTTCAGCGAGTGTGATCCTATCAGGTTCCCCGGTAGCTTGCCCTTGCGAAACAGGCCGAAGTCCCGGTCCTTCTGGTCAGTGAAGCGATGTTCTGCCAACGTCTCCGAGTCCCACTTAGCTTCCTTGCGGGGCTTCCATCCGTCGAGTTTCTCTAACACCGGATAGTCATAGCCGATGCCGTTGTGAGCCAGCAGGATGTCTGCCTCATCGAGGACCGCGAAGCCCTCCCGGTAGTTGGGCCTCGTGGGGTCTGCGTCCGACGAGCCGCTGAAGAGCAGCTCCCCGGTCCATGCGTTCTTGATGACCAGCGAATGGATCTTCGTCACCTTTGCCAACAGCTCATCGGCTTCGATGTCGAAGGTATAGACCTTATTGGTCGTCTTCTTCATCACATTCTTTCAGTGTTTCTATGTAGACCCGCTTCCTATTGAACCCCGGCAGTTCTATCGAAGGATAGAGGTCGAGGATTGTGATAGGAAAAAACTTAGTCCTGTGGGGGAGCCCCATCCGCATCTTGATATACTGGAACCAACCATCAGGATATTTCACTTCGATGCGGGCGACCTCTTTCTGCGCTATCATGGCAATGAGATTCATCCACAACCCTCTGCGCGAGGCGTCGTAATAAGCCTCCATTCTTGCGTTTGAAAACTCACAATTATCACCAATGAATTGTGTAGAGACCCACTGGTGAAACTCCAGCTTCACAGAATCGGTTTCTACGATGTTGTCGTCATTAGCCATCAGTAATCCTCCTTCTTGGTCAGGTCGTCGAACGAGCCCGCCTCGCTGTCGACTACGACGGGCGGGGCGTCAAAGGAATCGAGACCCAGGTCCGCGAGCATACCAGATGCGTGATCGTATCTGATCTTGAAGGTCTTGCCGGTGGCTCGTCCTGTATACCGATCCTTGAGGCAGCGGATCGTGGAAGTTCGACGCTCGATGGGGTTTTCGGCCTGCTGGTCCCGCTCGATACCCCACGCATAATGCGCCCAAATGCCGATGCTGTGCGAGCCTCGCATATGACGCAACTGCACTCGCCCGCCTTCTTCGTGAGGCGTTCCTTCAGGACGTGAGAGATGAGACACGGCAATGATAACGCAATCCAGCTCCTTAACTAGCCCGCCCATCTCTGCAAGGATAGTGTCGAGCTCTTTCCGCTCGTCATGTGTCGCAGCAGCTAGGGCGGTGATGTGATCGAGAATGAATACCTTGACCCCGCCTTGGTGGACGAGGAACCGCATGCGTTCTTGTAGCACGGCCCACTCGTTTATGCCAAAGCTGTCATAAAGATACAGCTTACCGGGGCTATTCTTGAGTCTTTCGATGCCGAGAGCTCTCTGTTCTCCCGTCCAGTCTCCCTTGTCTGTCGGGATATGGAGAGGCTTGCCGACAAATTTTCCGGCGAGTCTTATCCCCGTCTCCTGCGGCGCCTGTTCAAGAAAGAAGGTACCAACATTCACGCCATTGATCAGACAGTTCTGCACGATCTGTAGCATGAAGTCTGTCTTGCCTGACGCTGTTCCGCCGCCAACAAGATGAATCTCTCCCATCCTCAAGCCCAGACATAACTCGTCAAGGCTGTCGAATCCAGTTGCGAGGCCTTCCTCAGGCTCTCTATCGAAATCGATGTCGGCCAGAGTGATGATAGCGTCAGGTGTATACCGCTTGGCGTTGTAGATGCAGCCCCGGAATTCGCCGCGCAGCCCAGCCTTGAGCATGTCGCTGGCATCCTTCTCAGGAATCGAAGCAATCTTGGCCTTGTCGTGGCCAATGATCTCTGCTGCCACTTCGGCTGCCCTTTCTCCTTGCGCATCGCTATCAAAGCAGACAACGATTTCCTCGAAGCGTCGAAATAATTCTCGATGCTTGCTGATGTATTTCTTGATCTGTGGCCCGGCTCCGCAACCGATAGACCATACCGGCCACGTATAGTCAAACATCTGATACGCGGCCAGAGCGTCTAGCTCTCCTTCCGTTATGATCAGCCGCTTGCCCGTGTCGCTCCGAACGCGAGACCCGAAGGGCACAGCGTCCGCGCTCTTTCCCTTCCAAGGAAACTCTTTGTCCCTTGTACGGAGATGCTGCGCGACCAGACGTTTGCTGCTATCATAATAGGGATAGACCTGCACGGTTCCAAGCCGGGGATCTCTCGCCACTACCACGCCATAGTCCTGCATGGCTCGGGCGCTAATGCCTCTGCTCTGGAGTCCTTCGTCGGGAACATCGCCCTTTAGCGGTGTCCAATTCTGTTCCGTCTCTTTCCTCACTATCTCTTTGCCCCCCTCTCCGTCGGTATGATTGCCGCATGAGAAACAGAAGGTGTGACCATCGGAATAGACAGCACACGCATCATGGCTTCCACACTCATTGCATGGACCTTTGTAGAGAAAGCTGCTCTCACCCGCCATAATGCTGCTTCAACATGTTATTGAATTTCTTTGAGCTGAATGCTTCGCCCGGATCTGGCTTGCGTCCCTTCGACTGGACAGAGTGCCGCTGCCATGAATGTTCTGCTGGGTTCCCGGTGACATATCCATCTTTGACAAGATAGTCCATGACTGTCAACAGACCATCATATTGTCTCGCGGTATAGACACCTGCCTCTGGCATTTGTTGAATGACCGGCAACCACTGGTCCCATGTGAACACACCGGGGACTAGCAATTCCACTCCGACCGAAGTGAAGTTGGCGCCCTTGGCATGCCAGAAAACATCCCGCGGTTCTCCATGCTTCACCACTTGTCCGCATGGAAGTATCGTAAAGTGTACGCTTCGCCCGATGTGTCGAAGGAATTCTGAGGCAGGCCGTAGCCTTCCTTCGTACCACAGATATTCTGCCATCGAGTGAACCGTCAAAACTCCTGTGTTCCTGCCAGTGCCATTAGATCGGAAAGGCAGCCCCTGCATGATCACTGGAGTATCCATAAGATCCCCCTAACAAGAAACACGCTGCCGCCTGCTGCGAGCGTAGCCGTCATTCCGAGCAGCAGCAAGAACAGGAGGATAGCCCTGAAATAGTCGGCCCGGGTTGCCTTTGTGCTTTTGGACAGAAGAACGATCCCCGCCATGATTGGGAGCCTTCCTGCCAGACTGATGGAAAAATCCAAAAACGCGAATCCCAAAAGCGTGAAAAATACGCCGAAGAAAAAATCGAGTGAAATCAAAATGTAACTCCTAGTTCTGCGAGGATGGCGAGGCTCTCTTTGAAAGGAGGTTCACCATACCAGTCTCTCGGGATGGAGCGGTTAGCCCAAAGAAAACCCTTGGTGTCCGCCCATCTCGCATACGATGTGTGGCTTCTCTTGTTGAGCCGGTTGGCGGCTCGACCAAAGACGAATCGGATCTCCAAGTTGGGATATTGCTCTTTGACCACACGCATCTTTCGACGATCCGTGCTGGTGAAATATCCCTTTGCCTCAATGACTATGCCATTCGGAAGCACATAGTCCGGCACATAGTGACATGCCAACGAGTAAGGAATGCGGACGGGTTCATATAATGCCTCGAACCCGCCCTCCTCTATCTCGATGTCAAGTCGTCGCTCTAGGCTTGATCGTGACATGATGGCGGCTACCGCCTTCCGTTGGGAAGCTGCGAATCGGGAGTCCGTTCTCGCTGTTGCTGCCGATGAAAAGGATAGCCGAGGGTCTCGACCAGCTTGTGAACGTCATGGACCCCTATGGAGCGGCCTGCACTTATCCGCTCTGCTCCGACCCACAACTCAAACCAGTCTCTTTCAAGGCCCACGTCAACGTAGATGATTGCTACGTCGTCACGATCCATTAGTAGTCGCCGTCGCGGCTGTCTCCGTCCGCATCATCATCTTCCATCACTGGTGGTGCAGCAGCCGGTGTGGCTGGTGACTCGAACGTATCTGCCGAGAAGTCGCCCTCGATGACATCGAAGCCCGCATCCTCCGCGGTCTGTATGCCACCGCCAAAGCGTACCAGATTGGCGATCTGTACGCCGATCATACGCATTGACAGCCCGACTCCGCTCTGTACGTTGAAGTAGGGACGAACCTCAAGCGCGACCTTCAAGGTAGTGCCGCTGCCAGCGCCGAGCGCTCCAGTGACCCGCTTCCCTTCGGCGTCGAATACCGGAATATGACGCTCCCACTTCTGCCCCTCTCGCGTCATGCCGGAGGCTATCGACTTGGGATTCATGTAGATCTTGCCGGTTTCCTTGCCGTCCTCGTCTTCCTCATAGTAGTATGGGGTGTTCTCGGAGGCGCGGACCTTTTTGCGTTCCCGGTCGTTCTTGGCGTTGTCTGAGAAATACATCACAGCCTCTTCAAGAAGACCGTCCAGCTCTTCCATTAGATTCTGCACCGGGATCTGTTGCGGGTCCAAGAATAGCTTCATTTTGAAGTCGCCATTCTTGTTGAATTCGTAGTCGGGAGTGTCGAGGTAGATATACTTCGCCACGCCAACAGGGGTGTTGATCTTGCGGACAAGGCCCGCATCCCGCATGGGGTCAGATCTTTTAGCCATTTGCTTGTGTCTCCTTTAGTTTGTTGTTTACCAGCCGAACGTAACGCGCACCGGCGAGTCGCAAGCGCAAGGAGCCGTTGTACGCCCGCAAGGCTTGGTCTTGGGTATGATGTCGAGTGAGATAGTCACGGAGTATAGCGACTCCGAAACAAATGTTGATTTGTGGATCTCGAAGTTCTCTACCACCACAATAGGCGGAAAGGGATTCATTGGCGGTCCAGAAAGGCATGACCTGCATGAGACCCACTGCTCCTGCCTTGGAAATGGCAGCAGTATCCGCCCCCCAATTTTCAACTTGGCTAACAGCGAGCGCAAGCTCTGGCGAAATCCCTTGTCGTCGAGCTTCTGCATAAACCAAGCGGGTACGCAGTTGTTGTGGCGTCTCGCGGAGGCGTGCAAGTAATGATTCATCCGGTTCTCCTTGTATTGCGGGCGACTCATTCATTCCGAGTCGATCCTCCAGCTTGTCAATACAATAGTTAGTAACTAACAATGTGACAGTGAGCAAGAGAATGATCTTCAACCACTTTATCAAAGTGATCTCCTAGCTGAAGAAGTAGCGCGAAGTCCGCACCTGTTGAACATTGAAGGTGCCCTTTGGGGGTGGCAATGGGACTTCCGCCTGTGATGAAAAACTTCGATATAGCAGATCAATCACATCGCGTCCATCATAGAGAGAGATGAACGCTTCCCGAGTCGCCTCTGCCATAGTTGAGGCGTCACAGGCATGAGTACTGTAGCTGTCGTGAACCATTCCGAAGGCGTCGATACCTCCGCGAGAAGCAAGCACTAGAGTCATCATCATTGCCGCCGCATCCAATGAATGGATGACATTCGGAGCGATGCTGTTTTTATGCTTGATGCGGAGCGCCTTTTTGGTCTTGCGCCATGTTGAGAGCGTGACAATGGAGCCGCATAGAATTGTCTGTACACGGTGTCTCTTCATGTTCCAATATTCTTGTCGAGCAGGAAAGCCCGTTACCGGGACTGTCCATTCGACGAAGCCCCGTTCGTCACACACAGCGCCCGCGCATTCCGCGAGCCACTCCATGCCGCCGAACGCGGCGACTACTACATCCTCTAGCGCTGTCCAGATAAGACCAGCCAAATATCGGCATAGAGGGCCGATATAGGATGATCCGTTGTCCAGTTCAAAGGTGGACTGGTTGATCTCCTGCCAGTTGTCTTCCCCCACGAGCGATTCCTCGATCTGTCGGGCCATGCCGAAAGTCTTGGACCCGTAGGCAAAGGTCATAGTGGGCCGTTTGAACAAAGACCTGCTCAGGAGTCCACTGTGAAGCCACCACTTAGCTGTATCCATTCCAGTAGCAGCGTCCCGAGCGACAAGCGTGCGGACTGCAGAGTGGATGGCGTCATATACATCGCGAGGTAGGCTTTCTTCTGTGAGGTTGACTTCCCGCGCCCCTCTAGGATCGCGCAGCAATGCCGCGAAGTGTTGTAGCCCGTTGCATGTACCATCTTGCGCGATGGGGAGACTACTGCGAAAGCGCTCCCCGTTCCCCACCGCGTCAGCCTCCATGTAGGCATTCCATTCGATTGCGAACGCAAGAAACTGAAACGGTTTATCGGCTTCAGACCACCATGTGATTCCAGCAGGATCTTTCGCCACTGCTCGAATTGCCTCTGTGTTAGCCCTGATCCATTGAGCCCTTTGCTCGAAGGATTCTTTGCTGAATTTGTGTCCATCAAACTCTCCTAGTGTATTAGCCCCGTGTATAGCAAGCCAAGTAGCACCAGTAGTATTGAGGGGCTTAGAAGCAGAAAAACAAAGAAGCCCACGCTGCAGGTCTGAACCTTGCGGTTGAAGACCTGAACAGATCGGATAGGCTCTTCCTCGGAAGTCGAGATTATGCGGAAACCAGATTCGATCATATTGAGCAAATTGCTCAGCGAGCTCGATGGCCGTAAACCATTCGATGAGTCTGCTCGCTCGGAGATTGTTCCGCTCTTTGATTTCCGACGCGGCCCGCTTCCATTCTCTGAGTTGTTTCTGTTGCTCTTCTGTCTGACGATGGCGCTGTATTCCTTTCTTCATCCACGGATGCTTGGGCGGCATGGGCTCTGGCTCAGCGTCAGGAAGACCGCCAAGAGAGCTTCCTCTCTCGCGGAGATCCAATACCACGTCGAGCACGCGCTGATTGACCCGCCAAGCGGTGGACTGCATTCTGTTGAGCCCCTCATAGACGAAAGGCATGTCGACCTGTCGGACCCGAGCGTTGCTGGTCTTGCGAACAAGCGGATATTTGTCACGCAACGCATAGCGATACCCGCCGTTCGTCTCCTGTGTCCACGGCAGCGGCTCTTCGACCATCGGCAGGGCCTGCGGCCGATGCCACTGCATTATGTCATTGGTGTCTTCGAGGAGCTGCTGTGTCTCTTCAGTGAGAGCGAAGGTCTTGACCTCAGACCATTTCTGTCCCTTCTTCCTCTTCTTGTTTGTGAGACGACCGATGCCGGTTGTGTCAAGGCACACATTGATCAACTTGAGGCCGAGGAGCATAGCTTCCCGGTCAGTCAGATTCGCGTCGTCCTCGACCCCTGCGTATCGAGCTGCTTGGTTCAGAGAATGTGCTCTATGCTTGTAGTTGGACGTGTTGAATTGCCGCATGCGGTATTCAAACAATCCCCGAGCCTCTGTCCGCAGCTTCCGATAGCGTAGCTCGTCATTCAGCAGTCTCGCGATGGTCGGAGCGAGTTTGGAGATGTTGCTCTCGATGTGAGGATGCCCCAACAGTGTCCTGATGGTGATGTAGGCTGCCACATCCGTGCCGACCAACTGAAGCCACCGGATCAAAGTGCCATAGCCCCGCCGATCCTTCTTAACGAGTATCTCGTCAAAGGCCTTTTTGGTCGGTGACAATACCTTCTGCAGCAGCTTGCGGGCGGCGCCCTCAGCTGTCGCATCTCCTTCTTGAGATAACTCTTCGAGTCTCTTCCTGAAGCGGAGAGCCCCGTTGGCCAATGCTGCATCTTCCAGCTCTGTTTGACGCTGGTGCATCGCTAAGGAATCATCGTTCAATATACTGTACTCCTTTGTGTGTGGAGCTGTGTGTCCTCGGGTTACCCCTCAGGTTGCTACCCTATACCCTCCTTGGTTACTATCCCCTCATTGGGTTACCCTCAGGTAGCTTCCCTATCTCTCCTACGTACCTCCTTGCGTTACCTCATTGGGTTACTCTCCTTAGGTAAGGAACAACAATGAATAACTCTCCTAGGGGTATATACCCAATAGACCTCTTTGCGTACCTCCTTGCGTTACCTCATTGGGGTGCAGGTCATAGAGGATAGACCTCAGGTGCTCATGGGGAAGACTCCTAAGGTATACCTATATACAGTCTTTTTCTTCTTTTTTTTCTCCTCCTTCTTAAGGGTAGACTTTGTTGTAGAAAACCCGAACAAAACATTACAAAGGTCGTAACCCGTTGCTAGAAGCGCACTTGTACGCTGCGTCGGGCGGTCGCTTCGTGGTCGGGCGGCAGGGCATCCATCAGGGCTGCGATATACCTGACCAGCCGTCCCTTGGCTTTGATCATCCTGCCGTAGGCGTCCCCTGTATAGGACACCGCCCCGTCTCTTCCGTCGCTCACTTCTCTGAGCGCCACCTCAAAGTCCGCGGAGGTCTCCATCAGCTCATCAACGAGGGTCATTGCTTTCGGTGTCACCCGGATCACTGGAAAAAATTTCCCCTTATCCCCCCCTCGATTGCGCTTAGGAGGTTCTGGCAGGAATGGTCCATCTGATAGGATTGACAAGATGTGTCGCCTTTCTGTGTGTTTGTGATGGAGGCGCAGGGAATCGAACCCTGGTCCGGGCAGCTCGCCACTGTTGGGTCTTTGCTCCCGTCAAACCCATTCGCCCCCTTCTTTTTTTCCTATCCTTCTCTTCTTTCAAGCTCTGTTATGATCGCTATGGATTCTTCTCTTTCGATTCCTCCTCGGTTTCTCTGCGCCAGCTTGATGAGACGTTCTTGGAGCCACTCGTTCGGCCAGTTCTCGAAGCCTGTCGGTTGCTCATTATCATCAGGATGCATCTTTCAGCATCTTTCTGAGCTCTGCTTTGATTCGTCTTGCGTCTGCTCCTCTGAAGTGTGCTGCGTTTCCGAGGAATCGATACAGGATTCCGACTGCGCTGTCGTAGCCATAGTAGTCATTGACTGTGTTCAATTCTTGCATGGCTCTCAGATAGGGCTCTGCCGCGAAATTTACCTTTGGGCGCCCGTTCTTGTCAACCCACTTCTGTCTGATCTCTCTGGCTATTGTTGAGATCGGCCGCTGTTCCGGTGGTGATGTCATTTTCGTTTTGTCTCCTTTTTCTTTCGTAGTCTGGTGACTTCTGTCTTTCCTGATAGATTGATCCGTCCTGTGTAGTTTCCTGAGATTTCTTCTTTGTCATCATCCGGTCTGTTCGGCGTGTCGAGTTTCACTGTTACTCCGCTGAGTGTCGAGAATTTGATTGTTCCCTTCAGCCACGGACAGTTGGTTACTCGAAACCTTGCTTCCTCACACTTCTCCGCCAACTTCCTTAGGAACATTCGATTCTCCTCTGTAGGCTGCGAGGTTGAGTCCCCAATGCCTTTTCAGCTCTCCGAGTTCATCATCTACTGCGAGGATGTTGTCGTACCAGCCGGTGAGTATCTCACCATCGATTGGGTCTATGGCACAGTACATCATGTTGTCGTCGGAGTCCTCGAAGTCCATCTTGAGTCTGCACAGCTCTGCTATGAGCATTTTCAGATCCTCATCTTTCTTGATTGCGCTCTTTTGCGCTTTTCTGCCACGCGGTGGGCTCTGGCATATAGGATGCCTTTTTGGCCCCGCTTTGGTCGGAGGCCTCTCTTATCGAGGAGGCTTTTGAGTAGTTTCTGCAGATTGTAATCGCTGATGCTCTGCAGGAGTGCGATTGTGCTCATCGGTTTATATCATCCCTTCTATGTCGAAGTCTTCGATCATGTCTTTGATCTCTGTCAGCAGCTCTGCTGTATTTTCTGTTTCTTGCAGAGCTGATTCGACATCGCTCATCATGTTGCTCATCGTCTCTTCGATTTCAGTTTGAATCTTCTGCTTCACTTCATCTCGGATTTCGTCTTCGATTTCTTCTTTGATGCTATCTCGAAACTGATCTTCCAGTTCTGACGGAAGTTTGCTGATGTCGTAGAGTTCTCTGATGGTTTCTGTGTTTACGTCTGCTAAGTAGTAGCGTGACATGGAGTTACGTGCTCCTTATCTGCAACCAAATGGTCGCTTGGAATTGGGCGACGGACTGTCCGACCATCTTTGAGGCCACTTCGAGGGCCTTTGTGATGCGCCCATATTGTTTCTGTGTTGGTGCTATCTTCTTGCTGTTTCGTCCGTTCACAATTCGCATGATCCATCGATCTATGACTGCTGCACTCATGTCTCCTGTGAGTGCTAGCGCGAAGGCATTGACTTTCGGGCCTTTTAGCGCATCTAGTTCTCCTCTGAGACATGCTTTCGCCTTATCTATTGGGTCTTTCATTCCTACGGCGTTATTGCCGTTGGCGAGTTGTCGCACTACTTCGATGTTTCTGCTCCATTGCATTTGGTTGCTCAGTGCTGCGACGGCATATGCAATGTTGTGGAACGGCTTGTTTAGTTCTTCGGCCAGTTCTCTGATGTCATGCTGTGCTTCCCAATACCACATGGTGCCTTCTCCTACTTGTTCTGCTGTTGCTCGTCTCCAGCTCGCTAGGAACTTGTTGACGTAGCCGAGGTTTAGCGGTGCTCGCTTTCCCCGCTCGATGGCTTTCTTGTCGTATTTTGGCACTTATCGTTAGCCATCCAGTTCAGCATAGAATTCATCGCGCTCTGCAGTTGTGTCGAATCTGCAGTCGTCTTCTGGGTCGTCGTCGGGCTCTTCTTCGTCGAAGACTCCGTAGGCGACCGCCCATTGATAGAGGGATTCGTCGTTCTTGATCCAGTCTTCTCGGTCTTTGTCGTCGAGGCTGAAGTTTGGTTCATTCAGCGCTTCTCGAATTATTTTATCGAGTTCTCCTCGATTCTTGTCGAGGAATTGTTGTAAGGTCATCTGCTGCAGCCTCCTAGATCTCTGCAATGTTCCCATGAAATTATCACAATGCCGTAGATGATGATCGCCCATTGTATTGCGATCAAGAACATTGTGATCTTTCAGTTGTGCCACCAGCTCTTCATCTCTATTTCTTGATGATCTTTATCCAGTTGGTTTTGTGTTGCTTGAGGGTGAGGCTTTTGTCTGACGATATTCCTGCGTCGTGCAGAGCATCGAAGATTTTGATTGTTGCGCTATGCCCATACATGTGTCCTATGATTCTTTGTAGGACTCTTGCGGTTTCTATGGACATTTTCAGATGGACAGTCTTTTCGATTCTTTGTTCGATTCTTGCTTCACATCTTTCTTTGATAGGCACCATCTGTTGTTGTTCTCCTTTCTTTTAGTAGTCGTAGAGCGTTGCTGGGCTTCCAAAATCGAAACAGTAGAGTTCTCCGTTGTAGGTTCCTACATTTCCGATGTGGATGTCCTCGAAGGCCATTTGCTCGAATTGATTTCTCCACTTCTTGTTATCTTTCCAAAACTCTTCTACTTCTTCTCTGTTTGCGCTGTAGGCTAGGTCTAGGGGTTCTACTGTGAGTTGCAGGCAGCCTGTCTGGCCAACTCTAACCGTCGGTACGCAGTATTTCTGCAGGCCATAGTCTTTCATTTTCTTGTATAGCTCTGCCTCGTCTACTGCGTTTTCTCCGAGCTTCAGCGTCCACTGTTTGTTGATGAACACTATTGGCTTGCAGATTCCTTCTTTTGCGGTTTTGGCTTGGAAGGCTTTTCGCATTTCTTTGATCAGCCTTTTTATCTCTACATCCTTTGATATTCTCCAGTGTATGTCCGTGTCAGCCAGCATCTTGAATTTGGTTCTCCAGCCGCTATTGAGATGCTTGGCTATTTTCTTCAGCCTTTTGATGATCTCTTTTCTCTCTGTCTCGGCCATCATGATGATTCTCTCGTATTAGAGGTCTGAGAAGTAGATTGAGCCGCTGAATTCTGTCAGCTTCTTGGTCGCGATCTCGATTCCTGCCTCACTTAGTGCTACGTCGAGTTCTCCTATCATTCCTCTTGCCGTTGTTCTTGGGCTTCCTCCAATGTGTTGCATGATCTGTCTCAGCACTTGTGCGTTTTCTACTGAGAGTTCTACTATCACGCGTCCTTCTGCTATTACCACTGGTTCGGTGATTCTTGCTGTTGGCTTTGACATTAGGTTTGGTTTCTCTCTTTCTTTTATTTCTTTTGGGCGATTGTGATCGTGACGACACCGTTTCGGAATTTCTTTCCGAAGTGTCGTTCAAAATCCTTTGGACAGAATTCGAAGAGGACTTCGTTTGTCTTGTAGTCTCTGAGTCTGTAGTTTGTTGCTTCTGGCGGCTCGTTTCTTACTTGGTCGCAGATGCTGCAGCCGCGGTCCATGCACAGCTCATCGTGTGTCGTTCTGATGCTTAGCCGGAATCGTCGCGTTTTCTTCATCTTGTGCTATTCTCCTGTGAGCAGATTGACTCCGCAGTAGTTACATGTTGCGGAATCTGAGCAAGAATGTGCTCTAATCTCAGTTTGTATCAGATGTTCGGCGACGCCTCGGAATTTGTGTTGGAGCTCTCCGTTGCATTGATCGCAGAAGGATAGCCCCCAATCATTCCAATGTGCGCCCACGATCTGTTCAAGTGGGTGTTTGTTTCTGCACTCACTTGAGCAGAATCCGGGTCTTGCTGGGCTTCGTGGTCCTTCTGCCTCCATGCGGAAGTCTTTTCCACATGATAGGCAGAAGAACTCTACGTCGCTTGTTCTGATGATCACTCTGCTGATGCTTCCGCGTAGTCAGCAGCATCAGGCTTCTCTTCCTGCTGCTGCTCTTGCGGGCTTCCTACGCCATCAAGCATGGTGATCTCGGAGGCCACGATCTCGGTCGTGTACCGAGTGTTGTTCTCCTTGTCCGTCCACTTGCGGTATTGGAGGCGGCCCTCTACGTAGACCTTGGAGCCCTTCTTCAGGTACTTCTCCGCGATCTCTGCCAGTCCGCGCCACACGACGACCCGATGCCACTCGGTCTTCGTGATCTTGTCGCCCGCGGCGCTCTTGTAGGTGAAGTTTGTTGCCACTGACAGCGTGGCTACGCTGTCGCCGTTGTTGGTCATGTTGATCTCGGGGTGCATTCCGAGGTTACCGATGAGCATGACTTTGTTGAGTCCACGAGACATGATATTATTCCTTTTCGTTATCGCTCAGACGTAGCGATTGGTTGATGAGCATGCTTGTGGCGATGTTGCCCAAGTTGCTCAGATGGTCACTTAGCATTGAGTGGCGGTCTTCGGCTTCGTTGCCGCCTCTGCTCTGCTCTATTGCGTCGTTTGCATGACGCTGTACTGCTGTCAGGCCTTCGATGACTTCTGTCAAGAGCCTGACGTCTTCGAGGAAGCCTCTGGTCGTGTCTAGCATGATGGTTTAGCTCTCCTCTGTTAGGGCTTCGATGTAGTCCATCACCCGCGTCTTCGCTTGGGCCGCTTGGATGTAGGCGGTTGCTGCGCGTTCGAACCTGCCTTCTTCTACGCGGTCATCCTTTGCTTCTCTGAGCCTCATCTTCAAGTTGGCTGACGTTCTTATCAGCTCATCAATGAGGGTATTTCCATCTACTGGTGGGCACGAGATGTAGGTGCTTTTCATCATTTTGGCTATCTCCTATCTGTGTGGTGGTACTGGTGAACATAGACTTTGAGCCCGGAGGCCGTGGCCAGGTTTATCATGTGTTTCGTTCCGCGGCTCTTTCCATCCCAAATTGCGATGAGTGCGTCGGCATATTTTGCCATTTTCGCGTTTCGCTTGTAGCCTGCACTTCTTCCGAAGCGTTCCCATTGAGCAGGGAATCTCTTGATCGGTATGCCGTAGAACTTGGCCAGTTGTTCGCCTATTTGGTCAACGCCGCGAGCACATCCTGACACTATTTCTGTGATGTGAATGCTGTGAGGTGGTAGGTCGGCTATGTTCATGGCGTCTTGTACAGTCTTGTTGTCGTTGATGTTTCGAGAACCTGCAATGATTGTCTTCATGAGCTGGCTATCTCCTCGGTGCGGGTGGTGATAATGCCTCGACGGGACTCGAACCCGTTACGTTTGACCGACTCAAGGCACATCAGCTGGGAGCGCCCAACTGACTATTACTGGTGCTGCATCCCCATACTCGGGGCAGGTATATGCATCGTGATCTAGTGGTCTTCTTCAGGTCGGAGGTTCGCTCTTTATCGCGCTCTACTACCGATGAATGGGGCGCCACACCCAATCTCCCAACCTGTCTCTCCCGGTCATCTGCTACTTCTGATGTCCGGCACCGCCCTGAGTACGAGAGGGCACGACATGACCTAACCACTCGCTGCTGCTTGGGGATCAAAGGTCTCCACAAGATACCAGTGCCGAGCTTCGCTACAAGGCCAAGATGCCTCATTCCTCGTTCGCCTCATCAGAGGGCGTCTATGGTTCGGGCGCTGTACTCAGGGGTCCAACACTCACTGAGCCCTAGCCTGACGGGGTGCCCCGCCGTCTCCCTAGTCGCCAGTGCTGCTCGCGTAGTGCCTCCGACGACAGCATAAGGTCAGCGAAGGAGGCGCATAGGAGCGTAGCGACGATTAGCGCTGACTGGTCCTCCAGAGCGAAGCGCAAGGGTCTGCCCAGAGGGCCGAGGAGCGTAGCGACGAGCCCTTGCGTGTAGCGAAGAGGGCGCTACCGTTGTGCTGTCTAGGGGGCACCCAGCGAGCCACGTCGGCGGCGCAGGGTTAAGACGTCGAGGGCACCCCGATGCTAGGAATGCTCCGGGACGTGGACCTAGAGGACAGTGTTCGGACCATGGTCGATGCCGAGGCGGGCGTGGAGTGTGACATTGGCGCTCCGAAGCTCGGTCATCGATTGTGGAGGCCCGCACAAGCGAAGCGATGGACTTGGACGGTCGCTCCTCATTAGGTGTCTGCTGTATGCTGCGCCGCCCCGCGCACGTAGGGGCCACACCGAAGGTGTGTCATAGATGCCACCGCACGCTGTTATGCGGTAGGCATCATGATGCTCGTGGGTATTGAAAAAGACCGATCCTTCGTGCAACTATGTGCATCTCAAGAAGCGCTGTGTGCCATCGGCTTGGTCGGGCAAAAGGAGGGCCCGCCGAGGTCACCAAAGGAGACACCCCAAGTGTCTCCTTTTGGGGACACCTCGGGAACCGTATGGTGGCCCTCGGCCGGAACCGGATGCGGTGGTAGTGGGGCCGCGCCGGGAGGCTCCGAAGGAGCCCCCCGGGGGGGACCGCCCGAGCGACAGCGAGGGGGGGGAGGCGCTCGGGTCTGACCCAAAAAATTCGAGTGGAGGCGCGCTCGGGTCTGATGACCCAAAAAATTCGAGTGGTGGAATACCATCGTCGGAATGCCTCCTGTGTGACCCAAAAAATTCCGGCGAGGCGCTGTACGCCCTCCTAAGGCCCGACCCCAAATAAAAGGGCCTGGGAGTCGTACATCATACCGTTTGCGGCCCCTGCTCGGGCTGGAGTGGGCCCGTGTCCGTTTTATCGGATGCCAAGGACGGCTATGTACGCCGAATGCGTCATAGCAAGCCCAAAAGCGGATGTGACGTGCCAGAGGCCGTGATTGACCCACTTTCGGATGCCCAAAGCCGCCACGAGGGCCAAGGTGGCCCATGAGAGGCTCATGAGGGGGGCCGGATAGAGGCTGACTACCGAGATCCCCGAACAAAACCCGAAGAGGAGAGGCGGAATGCCAAGAAATGCCACCTTGTGCTCCATCTTCATGTGTTGGAGCTTACGGCTCACTCGAAGCCGCCATCCGAGGGGTACAGCCGTGATGGGGGCGAAGATGAGGGGGAAGCCGAATACCAGCAGACCGAGATAGAGGAGGACGGCATAGATCATCCCCACATCCCAGCTGTTGCCGTTTCTGCCCCCGGCGTGGTAGTAGGCGGAGGTGAGGCCAAGGCCGGTCATCATTCCCGCCCACAGCGGGTCTCCGGAAAGGAGGCCCACCGCGGGATAGGCGAGACTGGTCAGGACTTCCCACCGGAGGAAATGCTTAGCGGGGGGAAACGTCACCACGATCCGTCTCCTCGTCGTCCCCAAGGCCGAGCTGGCGAAGGAAATCGAGAGACATGATGTCCTCCGGGGCTACGCCCTTCGGCAGAGTCAGAACTACGCCCTCTTTCAGGAACCCACTGATCTTGCCGGCAGCGTCGAGCGCTATGGCGCCATTGCGGGCCGCCTGAGCGACGGTGTGGCGATAGTTGGTTCTGATCTCGGCGCCCATGGGGGTCCGGGTCACGGCATAGTATGCGACTTCGGTGGTCTTGCCCGACTGAGCGGGGGTAGCATCAGCCATTTTTGGTCCCTTCCTTTTCTTGTGATACGGCGCATTCATTGCACCAGATGAGTTGAAGACGCCCGATCTTGCGGACGTGGCATTTCTTACACAGCATATGCTCCGGCACTGTCGTCGGTTTACTGCTACCCTTCGAGGTCACGGAGCCATCCGGGGCGGTCGTCTTTCTTACCTGGGTCGGCCCCGGCGGTCGCCGATTCGACCCAGCCCACCAGATAGGCCATCATATGAGATTCAGCAAACTGTAGGGCATGACTCCTCAGCTCTACCTCGCTCGCCTCTGGCATCCGCACGCGGAGGAGAGTGAGGAAGTTGGCCACGCTTGGAGTTGATTCCCATCTCTGATAGAGAGAGATCAAGGCTCCCGGGGTGGGATCGTGTTCGATATTGCTACCCATCGATCTTTTTTCCCTCCTTCTCTTCTTTCCACCGGCGCCGACAGTCTGGCCGATCACAGGGGCACAGGTCGGGCCGATTGCAGCCGAAGCTGCGGTAGTAGGATTCATCAAACTGCATTTTGTTTCCCATGGGCCGCGGGGTGTCGCCTTTGCCGCTATTCTGCTGCTGCCGCGCCATGGCTCTCTTAGACGACCGAGAGATCGGCATCCCGAGATGAGCCGCGACCTCTTCTTTGGAGAAATCGACTACCGGCCTCCCGCTGGACGGATCTGTGTATTTTTGGGGCATATTGCCGCAAAATCCTTCCTTTTTAGGCTATTAGAGCCCGTATGGTGGGAATTTTCAAACTGAAATTGCTGAACCAAACCTGTTCGACGGCAACGCCGAAGTCCTGAGTCTGTTCATCAGCCAGTCGGGCGAGCTCCCGGAGAAAGTTGCGGCGTCTGGCGACGGTCTCGAAGCGATCTATGTCTACCTCAGCCAGTCGCTCCGCGAGGACGGCCTCCAGGATCTCTGTCATGCTCTCTTCATAATCGTCAACTTTGAAGAGAGCCGCGGTGGCGTCGATTACTTGCACCCAAGCGCTGGCCTCGAAGTTGAGGGTCGTCCCATCTTTCAGAGTGATGTCTTGGCGTGAACCAACGATCACGAATGGCACTGTGGTCACAGGGAGCACGTCTCCCAATATCGGGCAGACGAGATAGATCCCGGGCCCTTTCTCTTTCCGCGGTCTGTTGAACCACGTCCTGATGCCGGTCTCCCAGCCTTGGACGTGCCTGACCGGGAACAATTCTGTCATTATGTCTACCAGAAACTCCCATAATACACCCATTTCTAATTGTTCTCCTTCGTGGTGGATTTGCGTTGATTTTGAATACTAGAGCTGGGACACAGGGGGTCGAACCCCGAACCTTCCGGGTAACAGCCGGACGCTCTGCCAGTTGAGCTACATCCCATCGTTGTTGTGAATACAGCCTATAGCTTGTAGACATGTGAGTTTGCAACAAGCTATAGGTTGTATTTACACAGCAGCGCCTACTAGGCGTCCCAAACGGCGACGAGACCCTCGGTGCCGTCTTCCTTCTGGACCCGCATCCAGCCGCTTGAGGCGGCGGTCATTCCAGCAGGGCCGTTCGCTGAGAGCGAGGCGGCTACGGCGCCATTGGCGGGCTGCGCAGAGGCCTTGCCGAGAATCTCGGGTAGAGCCACTTCGAGCCACCGTCCGTTGTTGACATCACCGACTGCGGCGAGCATCTTGGACTGACCGCGCCGCACAGTGGCGACTCTGCGGCCAAACACGTCCACCAACTCCACATCGCCATCGGCGTTGGCCTCGACGGATACGGCGTAGCCTTCGGCCACGGTCGCACCAGTGCCATCATCGACGGCGGGCAGGAACGCTTTGACCTTGAAGGCCAGTGCTGAGGTCACTACGGTGTCCGTGTTGGCGATCTGTTCGCCATCCGCGGCCAATACTTTCAGAGCCATCTGTACTTCTCCTCTATGGAAAGGGGTGCTGCAAGAAGCCCTCCACGCCGGGATTTACCGACCTCGGGGGCGGGGGTTACTACTCTTCCTCTTCGCCGCCATCTCCTTCTTCGAGCGGCTGTAGCGCATTCAACTCATTGACAAGCTGAAACACTTCTCCGAACGGCTGCAGCGCCAGATACTCAAAGATCTTCTGAGCTAGGCCCTGTGTGATTACCAGCTTTCTATCAGAGTTCATCGGTGTCTCCTTTTAGGGATCTCGGGTTTCTACTCGGACTTGAAACTCGCGGACCTGTGCTGTGTTGGTGGCATGGGCTGATGTGAATTCCAATTTGATATATCGTGCATTGCTTTTCTTTGAAGCGAGAACATGTTCGACCCAAGTACCGCCAAGTCCAGTCCAAACAATGGTGATTCCGCTTTCCAATAGATTCGCGGCGTCATCAATCTTTCTCAGATTCTGCGCTGCACGAACTGTGATATTGGCAAGTTGTTCTGTGACAGGTTCCGCAGTATTGTATCTGAAACGGATCTTACTGATCTTCTTGGGATAAGATCGAATTCGATAGACGATGTGATGTGTCTCGTTTACAGCATGGCGCCATGAGGTTCCATTGTCACCATCAATACTATTGGTAGCAACATTGGTACCAGTCTCTCCACAGAAGGATTCTATAGCTTCTGGTGTGAACCACGCTCCGTCACGGACCGAAAAGTTTTCGGTGCGATTGTCATAGGCATAATAATCCACACGATCCTTCAACATATCAGATTCTTCTTGCAGGGCTGTGTCGAAGGAAGCCAGATCAGGAAAATCATAGCACATCGCTACATCGGCTCTCACAGAATCAGACAGAGACTGAAGTTCTACAAGCTTCAGAATGCGGGCATCGTCGTCTACCTTAACGAATGTCTGCGGGTCGATGTAAAGATCTAACTCAGTTCCCGCATTCTGGGGACGATAAAAACGAATGGGCATATTATTGACGGCTCCTTATGTCCACACTGGAATCCAGTGTGCAACGCCGTTGATGTCGATCTCCACCCACTGTGCCTGTGCGGCAACAGTTGGGCCGGAGCCTCCGATTGTTCCCAGCGTGGCGGCTGCGCCCGCGCCGAGGGCTATTCCCCTATTGATGTCCAAACGGCCATTCACAACTACATCACCGCCAAAGATACTTCCTGCTGTTCCTGTGTGGTTGATAAAGGTACCGTTGTTCATTGCAGAGTTGATTCCGCGGATAGTGGTCGGTCCTGAGATATTCGCTATATCAATTCCATTGAAGGTGCCAATAGTTCCGCCAGCCGTCAGAGTCACCGCTTTTACAGCGAAGATACTAGCAGTCGTAATAGAAGCAGACCCCACTGTGGCGTCTACTGACAAGGAGCCATAGAATAACTCTACGCTAGTCTGCGTGATTGAACCGCCATTTATATTCGGACCCCACTTTGGC